GATAAGTTTCATAAGTAACGGTCTTACCAAGGTTCGGATTCGCCTTAAGCCACATCTCAGGCTGAGACACTTCGTCAAGAGAATCGAGCTTGTAATACCAAATGGAAACGTGGGGGTTAATGTACTCACCCTTAAGGATGTCCATTAACTCCATTTTGATTGTATCGCCACTACCATTACGAACGGTGCCCTCGGAACTCATAGCAACGATCAGGTAATCATCTAATTTGGATGCACCCTGCTCGATTGCACCGATGGGGTCTTCCCGGATGTCACCAGAAAGCCATTCGTCAACAGTTGCGACTTTACAACGAAGACCCTGAAGCTTATCTATTCGCATAGGACGAACTTCAAGGTAAGAGCCAGTAAAGAAATTCTCGATACCCTTCTTAGTCGAGCATAACTGCTGTCGCTTTGCTCTTGAACCAGTAGTATTCTGAATGGAACCTTCGGTAAGGAATCGGAATAGCGGGCCTCTGGCTCGGGTGATAGCCGTACGAATCGGGGACAGGATTTCTTCTGCCTGCTTCATCGTAGGAGCAGTTGTAATTTGGTGAGTGGTGGACGGATCAATATTCAGGAAGTAACCCTGAATGCAAGAACCGTACATAGACTTGGCAGCACCTCTGGAAACAATCAGATATTGCTTATTGACTAAGCGTTTCTTGATTGTTTTATTGACGTACTTGCCGCCGGGACCATCTTTGTTTGGAACGTAAATACTACGCTCGACAAAGTAGTACCAGCCAAAAATCTGCTCAGCCCAAAGTTTGAAAGAATCAAGGAGATTTAAGTCAGATCCATCAGTAAGGGTCAACTCTTCTTCGCAGAAAGATATAAAGCCCTCGACGGCAAGATCGTCATACCATACACCAGGGTTTTCGATCAGGTCGTCAATCCGATTCATCTCCATAGAGATTTCACGGTTAACTGGGATCTCGCCTCTCATTACGGCATCTCGAAACTCGCCGTAATACTTAGGGACGGCAGTGTTCGATAATGCCATTTTGAAATTGTTACTCCTTTTACTTAATCAATTCACTTACTTTGAGCTTCTCCATAGATTTTACATATGCTTTAGCGTCCATCATCACTTCTTTGGTAATATATGTAGTAGAGGTGACTGTCAGTTTTTGTGGGTTAATAACGATAGTCGCTGTAGTTGACGTTCCACTAAGAGTATCGTGTAAGTCCGGAATGGCATCATAGCCACATTTTCTAAAATGTTCGTATACGGTTTTTGATTCGTGAGAAAAATTAGGATCACCGAGAAAAGAACTCACACTATACGCTAATTTAACGGAGCTTTTAAGCCGCGGATTCTCTATGCTTCTACGAAGTTCATCTTCCGTGATGCCGCTTTCGAAATTCTCAGTATAAACTGTCGAATATAACGAATCGTTAAAAGTCTTGAACAGCGTTTTATTGTCTAATAATAGTTGAGCAGTCTCTTTGACTACAGTATCATCAGACGGCATTCTCAACGAATCTTTTGCAGATATATGTTGCACGTTGAAACTCGCTGTCCCCAAAATTTTATTAAGGGGTGTTGGACCAAGATTCTTTACATAACGCGCCGCATCGTCTAAACCATAACTTACATATAACGCACCGGATTTATTTACGTCTAACGATGCTCCGCCAACACGATTAAAAACAAACCCTTTAGGAACCGTTTTGCTGCCATCAGAATTTGTTTTTATAGCTTTATCCGACACTTCTGCATAACGCAGTTTTCCAGTAGCAGTAAGCGAACCATCTTTTTTCTGATACCGACGAACGCCCCATTTCATGCCTTTAATGCCATGATGACGGAACTCATTATTACAGCTATAAACTCGAACGTCCATTTTTACCTCATTTGAAAGTGTCTTTCATGTATTTATAATCTAACAACATATTAACAAGCGTTTTTACATTGTCAGGAATACCAACATGTTTACCATTCAAAGTAACATCGTGTTGTTTAGTATAGGTGTTAATAAATCTAGAGCCTATATCGATAGCGCGTTTCGTCATAATATGCTTTTTCTGACGCTTACGTTCCTTCGTGTATCTGTTTTCCTGATACGGACCGGTTTTGGCATTACTTGGCACTTTACTCTTGCTGTATAATCCATCACTTTTTTCAAAGTATCGTTTCTTACCAGCAGAAGTAAGAGTTCCATCTTTCTTTTGATAGCGCCTAACTCCCCATTTCATACCTTTAATGCCATGATGGTAGAGTTCGTCAGAATGTTGATAACTCCACATATATCCTCCTCTCCCGCCCTAATGGGGGGGGGGTAAATATTGATTTTTGTTTCCTAATATGTTAATATTTTCTTATTCACAACGAAGGAGTTGATTCTTATGAGTCAATCACTAAGCGAACAGAAAGTATTAAAGAAATTAGGAATTGATAACTTCAGACAATTATCTAAAAAGAAAGTCCTTAAGTTAGCTTCTATGATTCATGAAATGGACCCAGAAGTTGCAAAGAAAGCACTAGAACAATTTCCTGAATTTGAAAAGGCGTCCCTCGAACTTGTAGAAAAATATCATGATTCATTTCTAGGTTTATTAGCCTCGGCTAAAGAAGAAACGGAAAGATTATTCGAAATGCACGAATATACTATCCAAATACTCGAAAAAGAACTGAATGCAGGCGATCTTTCTTTTGAACAAAGAATGGTAATTTTAGATAAAATATCTGAAGTAAATGCCGCCCTTCGTGAAATGCGAAGAGAAATTGCTCAAGAACGTCTTGCAGCATTCATTTCTACGGGAGTAGTGACACTCACAGGTATTCTTGCCTCAGCAGCTATTTTAGGTGTAAACCTGAATCTTCCAAAAAATGATGATGCTGAAGAAGAATATGAAGAGCTTTAATCGTCTTCGTCCTTATCTTCGGGAGATACTTTCCAGAAAGAAGAAATCTTCTTCTTATTATTTGCCTGGAAGATCTTAGCCGATTCTTCTTTGCCCACAGCACGGTCAAGAACGCGTTTTGCAGAATTCATGATGATGCCGGAAACAATCGCTTTTGTTGCTTCTTTAGAAGCAGTTTTGATTCCTTCTTTTACACCTTCTTTGGCACCATCCATGGCGTCCTTACCATAGACTTTGCCGGCTTCCTTGGCAATCTTCAATGCTTTCTTAGCGTAAGTTTTACCTTGCTCTATACTTTTCTTCCCCGTAGTCTTAATATCGTCAACAGAAATCTTTTTAGCTTTGTCGACAACGGAATTAACTACGCTGCGAACTTTGGGGTTCTTCGCATAAATTGTAGCTGCGGCTGCAACCGTCACAACGGCGGCTGTGGTAGCGGCTACTTTTTTTGCAGTAGACCTGCGTTTCTCCTTATCAGCATCGGAGGTCTTGGAGCTAGATGCGTCGCTTTTGCCTCTGGCTCTTGCCAACTGAGCATCAGTTCGACGAACACCCCACTTCATACCTTTGACACCGTAATGGACAAGATAGGGAGTATACTCCATTTTGTAATTCCTCCTATTCCGGGATGTCTTCAGCGTCGCAGTTAATAGTCCATTCGATTTCTGCAATTGCTTCGTCGAATGCTTGTTTAACTGAGGCACTTAAGGTGGGATCGAAAACTTTCTTGACCTTGAGATAGACAAGAGTTTTCGCCGGCTCAAGTCTTGGATCATTACCCAGGAACTCTTCCCAGGTTTGACCGCCGCTATCGTCGATCCTAAATCCACTGGGAGGACCAACTCCAAGCTGGACAAGTCTTGCCAGAGCCGTATTGATGTGAATAACAATGTCGGGATCAAAGAACTCATAGGAACCGCTAGGGCCTAAGAGCTTCTTGATAGACTCAAGAATACTTTCCATACTTCCTCCTTCTGTTTAATGTCGCCATGGACAAGTATCGTTCCGACTGCGGACAATAGGAGCAAGTACCAGCAAGCTCTCGTCTCCGTAATGAATGGCTTTATGAGTATTGTCTGAACAACAGATCAGATACTCCGGATTAAGCAGAAATTCACTACGATAAATGATATCTTCTTTTGTGATAGGATTCATGTGATGGACCATGATCGGACCACAAATTTCCCGATCAGATATACCAAGATCGCAGCCCAAATCTCGGATGATTATGTCTCTGCGAAGAGAGATCCATTCGGGATCTTTATAGAACCGCTGATTAAGCCAACGGTCGAAACCAAAAGTAGCATTACCAACTAAACCATTCAGACGTAAATATCGGTAACGCTTTTCGAAAGTGTCAAGTTGACACAGCTCAGAATAAGTCAGAATAGTCGATCTCATTAGCTTGCCCACTATACTTTCTCAACGCCGCAGCAACTTCTTCATACTTATACTTTTCCTCTTCCGAAATCTTAATTGCCTCGGCTTTAGCCGAAATCAATTCGGTTTCTCGTTCGAGTTTAATACGTTCAAGCCGAGCTGTTTCAGTTCCCAGCTTCAGAAAATGCGTAATGACCTGTGCGGACGCTGTTCCATCACGAAGCTGCTTCTCGGCTGCGTCCATAGCTAAAGCCACAAGCTGTTTCTCTCTACCCTCAGGAGTTCTGGCTGGAGGATGTGGGGTCTGATCGATTTCCGTTTTAGCTTTCTTCACCCTTTCAGCCTCCTCTCGTAGAATTATGTAGAACTATGCTTTAGGTTATGAAGACTTTCGTAACGGTTTTAGAACACTTTTGCACTAAAAAGAGACCACAAATATACACTCTTACGGGAGGCCTGCCGAAAGAAGAAAAGAAAAACAGGCAGAGAGCTACTTGTGGGCTCCTTTTAGTGCAAAAAATAAAGCGTCAGCCCTCAAAGAGTTTCCAGGAATTTTACCCCCGGAGGAATTTTGAGGACCGCCGCGATGCAGGAGGGGGGTCTATTTTGCGGACCCCTCCCCCTATGTCTAGAACAGGTCTAGTGACCGTAGATGAACTGAATGGAAAACAAATATTTTATAAAAATATTTTTATTTATTATCATTCATTGTCATCCAAAAGAAAGTGGTTTTTGGATGGGAACCAATAAGTGCTAGGCATCAATGACAACTTTCTTATAAAGTTTTCCATTCAAGAAGACAATCTCATCAATTGCGCGTTCAATCTCACGATTGTTCTCATCATCCGTAAAGGCGGACGAGGTAACAGCAATGCGATCAAGGTATGAACACGACATATAGCCTTTGTCCATATCATAACGATACCAAGCATCAAACTCGTTAATGGGGCAGTATGGATTGTCTGTGGTAGATAGGGCGCATACTCTGGCCATAGTTGTAGTGTTCACCTCCTTAACCACTGATCTGGGCATGGACGGTGGACTCAGATACACCAATAGCCCGGGCAATCTCAGCATTTGTGTAGCCCATCGCATTAAGTGTCTGAATTCTAGAAACCTGTGCGACAGTAAGCTGAGTCTGGGTCTTAGGCATAGCATACTCTCTAACCTTGTCCATGTCTGCGTAATTGAGAATCTCTTTGAGTTTTGTGTGACTAATTGCACCCGCTTGGATGGCTTCCCATTCACGCTCAGTAATGTCGATCTTTGTGTCTTTGCCTTTGGCTCCGACTTCATTACGGGCATCAATAATAGCCATCTGGGCCAGCTTCTTGCGTTCCTTCTTATAGGCAGGCCCATAGAGCTCGGGGTGCTCCTGAAGCTGGGCTTTAACCTTAGCATTGGCGATTACCTGTGCGCGCCTCTCCCTAGGGGCATTGGTAGCAGCGACCTTAAGCTTACTTTCCAAAGAAACAACTTCAGTCTGATAGGTAGTGGCAGCAGAACTGTTTCTGGGGGTACCGTGGGTATTAACCATCTCTTTACGAGCAGTATTGGCCAGATCCTTAAGCTTATTAGCATAGTTAGCATAAGCCTCTTCAGTAGCATGACCAGAAGACAGAACTCTGGCGTCTTCTACTGTAGACATCAGGCTAACTTTCTCTTCAGCAAGGACTTCTTTGCCGTTCTTATAATAAGTACGACCGGATTCCTTGTAAGTAACCTTACCTGTTTCTTTATCGATGATGCCACTACCCTGTCGCTCAGGAACATAGACTTCCTGTTTACGACGAGAGAGAAGCGTGGAAGCACCACCAATCTTTTCAGTACCGTCTTCAAGAGTTCGCTTTTGCCAACGTTCCTTCAGAGTGGCAATGTCATTCTCAACCTCAGAACGCTTATAGTCGAGTTTATGCTTTTCGGCATCAATAACGACCATGCTGTGCTTAACAGCTTTGACAATGTCACTTTCAGGAGCACCACGAAGAGTCATGTCCGTAATAAGATTGGAAATCATTCCCATCTCTTTCTGAACTTCACTCTTCTTCATGACACGCATACCTTCGCGATAAGCGTATTCAGTCTTAGGTTCAAAGTCTTTTAGGCCGTCCAGTCTAGGTGTTGACTTAACATGAACGCCATTACTGAGAGGAATGACTACAACAGTATCGCCGTCGAAGTCAGCACCAGAAAGACGTTCTGCAACTTTGGGATTGATGCCTACGGCGTCCTGAATATCAGGGCCAAGGATCTTCTTACCAGAAGGATTACGGTTATTGACAGTAAGAATAGGGATCTCAAAAGTACCCGCATGAGGATATCTAATGAGTGCAACCTGTTCGCCATCATTCCAGTTAGGAGCGTAGATCTCAGACTCGTGCATCTTCTCAAGAGGCAAAATAACCTGAGTACGCTGTCTGGGTAGAGCAGCAGCTTTCAAATGAACAGTTGCACCATCACAATCATCGGCGAAGTCCTGTAATAGCTTCTGCCGAACGGTAGGATTGGTCAAAGACATAATCTCATTAAACTGAGACTGTCTCTGTTCATAAGTCAGATCAAGCTGCTGAGATATCAATTTGTAAGGCTGTTTAGAAAGGAACTGAGAGGACAGATTATTGTCCATGCCGTTCCAATCGCCTTCTTCCTTGATCTTATTGATAGCAGAGAGTTTTTCTTTACCGTCAATATCAATGTAGGTGCTCTGACCTTTTGCTTTAATCATTGCACCAAATGGGTTATTTGGATCGTCATGTTTGATAGCTTTCATGACATCTGTTTTAGGCGTTCCGCTTTGTTTGTTAGTATTGAACATAATATCAACACCGTCAGGCAGATCGTCAGAATACATTGCCATACCCTTAAGATAATGGGTTCCATCAACAAGAATACGAACCTGAGCATAATGTGAGTTGCCCAGGTCCAGATCCTTTACACCGCGACGAATCTCAATGACTCCATCTTTTGCCAAACCACCTTCATCGCCATAGCGAATCTGTACACGTTTGGAATCGATGCTCGCGGGGTATTGCAGTTTTTGATAGGTTTGACCGCCATCACGGGAATGGTAATCTTTGACAGACTGAATCTCACCTTTATTTTGCATCGCATAGCCGTAAGTAATATCAGGCTTAGCAAGAACTGTTACGGTCGTGCGTTTACCGGGGTTAGTGACCTGAGGAACAGGAACGCCGTACACATGATAGCCTTCGGCTTCAAGTAAGAAACGAGCTTCCTGCATCTTAGTGGGCGTAATACCAAGTTCACGCTCAACACCCTTGCCGATATCGACCATTCCTTTGGCATCGCATTCGGCCTTCAAAATATCAGCCGTTACACGAGCGGCATTCTTGTTAGCTGCGGTATTCTCATCCAGAAGAGAGCGAATAGAAGACTCACTCTTATAACCCATAATACGAGCGATCTCACTATTGTTTTTGCCCTCTTCTTTAAGAGCCAATGCTCGGGCACGTTCAAGCTCGCGGCGTTCATGTGCAGCAACTCTACGGAATGTTCTCAGTTCGGTAGTGCTGTCCAAACCAACAGCTTCAGCAATTTCTTTCTGAGAAAGACCCTGTTTTTCGAGCTCTTCAACTCGACTCAGAAAGTCGCCGCTGTGCTGATAAGGATTTTCGCCGGAACCCCAAGGATACCGACCAGAACGGCGCTTAACGCCATAGTGCATGAGAATATCATTAGCGATTTGATTCATTGGTTAGCCCTCCTTCTCAATGACATCTTCAAGGATTCTAGAATACTCCACAATAATATCCATAACATCCTTGACTTCGTCAGGAGAGGGTTCAGCTTTTACGACATCATTGTTTTGATAGATGCGGAGTTCAAAAGAAATATCAAAGGGATTGATGTGTTCTTGCAAACAATACAAACCGGCATAGATCATGAGCTGATCCATACTTGCGGGGGTAATGCCTGTTTTCAGATCATGAATACGAAGAAGCTTTCTACTGAAGCCAATTGCATCAACGGTGCCAAAGCAAACCTGAGAATAAAACAGAGTCACTTCGGGTTCCATACGATAGCCAATGGCATCATTGACGTACATATTTAACGTCTGACCGGTGCGAGGTAACTTAATACCATGCTCGATGCATTTGGCAGCAATGTCATGGATTTCAGTACCGCGCTTCGCTGCTTGGTTGTTACGCCAAGTTTCAACCAGCTTATCGGGTGTGTATCTTAACCAGTGGTAGTTACTTGGACTCAGAAAGGCGTGCTGACCTTTAAGGTTGGAATACCTGTTTAAGCTCATGGATAACTTCCTCCTCATTGCTGGGACTGATAAACCGAGCAAAAGACATCTTGTTTAACAGTTCCACATAATATGGCTGATTAGGTTGCCGTTTAGAATTCGCAGCTTTCTTACATTCGAGCATCGCCCACTTATTGCCATACAAAACAATAAGGTCAGGAATGCCCTGAATATAACTGGAGTCATTTTTCAGCACCATGCAGCCGGGGAAGAGCTTCTTGAGCTTTTTGATAAGCTTGCCTTGGTACCCTCGTTCTAACATCGTGAATACTTTCTCCTAACAGACGAAAATAAGAGAAATAGACAGTAAAAACCACTATCTATCTCCTCTTCATAATAGAGCGTGTTTTTTTCGCGAATTCTGGGCAAAAAATAAAGCCCATGTCCTAAGACACAGGCGTTAATTGAAAATATAAAGTTTACAGATCGGACCAGTCGTAATCGGGATCATCGAGGTCATAACCACTTTCTTCATAATCATCAGAAATATCATGCCGGCGCAGCCATTCACGATTTTCTCTTCCAAGCTCACTGTATGGAGTTTTCTCACGAACACGAACTCCACATATAGGACATACCCAATGTCCATTCATGACATATGGATCACCTTTGATAAAGTCCATATACTCATTACAGTTCGAACAGAAAATATAAATGTAATCATCACCGTCATTATGCTTGCGAGCAGGTAAATCATCCATCTCAGTAGCATCTACGATTTGGGCTTTACTCAACTTGTGATTACGATACTGGAAAACAAAGCACGAATCGATTTCGTAAATATCAGCATACTCATCATGTCTTGCCATATAGATTACCTCCTTCTATCGCTACACTAAAACTGTAACATTTTTGGAAGTAAATTACAAGAGCGAATCACACTGATTCTACAACAGCAATCGCTCACTCAAAATATCATTGGAAGGTGGATGAACTCGACAACGCACATGATTGATCCGCATACATTTTCTCCTTTCTATTTGTAGGTTTTAAGCTTCTGGCCAAATGCCCACTTTTGTTTTCTATTTTATATATAAATACTATTTTTCTTTTCGCGTTTAATAAGAAATAAAAGTGGGAAAGTGGGCAGAATCCGAAAAACCGTTGCAGCGCAACACTTTTTTGTGGCCACTTTTGTTTTTGAAAGTGGGCAAAAACCCACTTTTTTTGGCCAAAAATCGTTTCTCGTCAATTTTTTCAAAGACTTTTTTCAACCAAAAGTGGGCAGACCAAAAATATTTGGCCAAAATTTCACCGCAAATTCACAAATTCTCGACCGATTGATTCCCGTTTCAATCGCAAATCCATCGGAGTATTACCCCGAATTTCCCGAGATTCGTGACCATTTTTATGATGATCAGACGGCGAAACGATACCCAACAATTGCTTAATTTTCTTGATCTGCGCATCAAAAAGACACATTTTTTACGACCTCCAGAACGAAAAAGAAGAGCGCGGGTTTTCCCAACGCTCTCCGAAAATATCAACTATTATTCCTCAGATAACGAATGAAGATCCACACGAGCCACAGACCACCGGTCAGAAGAGTGAGAATCATATCA